TACAACCATGGTTTTATAGCACAAGAAGTTAAAGAAGTGATTGATAATCATAATTTAAAAGAAGGTTTTGATATGTGGCAAGAAGATGAAGCAGATGGAAGGCAAAGAGTTGCACCATCAGCAATTATGTCTGTTATGGTCAAAGCAGTACAAGAACTTTCTACGCAAGTAGAAGAACTAAAAGCTAAACTAGAGGATAAATAATGTCATATACATTAGTACCAACAGAGTTAATAGTAGATGGAGCAATTACCAGTGCAAAGCTTGATACTAATATTGCGATCTCAGGAACTTTAGGTGTAACAGGAGAAGTTACTTTAGCTACCCATCTTGTTATGGGAGACAACGACAAGATAAAAATAGGTACAGGTGGTGATTTAGAAATCTATCACGATGGTTCTAATTCTTATATCTCTAACTCAACAGGTAATATCTATTTAGGTGATACTAATGGTGCAGTTCATATACAAGCAAAACTTAACGAAGAAAGCATAATATGTTCAGCAGATGGTGCTGTTACCTTATATCACGATAATGCTGTAAAACTAGCTACAGCTAGTGGTGGAGTAACAGTTACAGGTGAGTTAGATGCTACAAGTTTAGATATTTCAGGAAACGCAGATATTGATGGAACACTTGAAACAGATAATCTAACAGTAGGTGGACAACAAGGAACTGATGGTCAAGTGTTAACATCTACAGGAAGTGGAGTTGCATGGGAAGATGCATCAGGTGGTGTAGCAGGTATTGTTTCAAATGCTGACGCAACAGCTATAACAATAAGTAGTAGTGAAAAAGTTGGAATTGGTATTGACCCAACTGAGGGTATACTACATATAAAATCTGATGATGCAGGTGAGGTTGAACTTCTTACTTTAGAAAATTCTACAGGTACAAATGGCAAAACTACTTTAACATTTAAAACTACATCTACTGATTCTACTAAATCAGCACAAATATTCGCAGAAAGGATAAATGCTTCAGGTCATACTGATTTAGCATTTAGAACTTATAATGGTTCAACAACAGAAGCGGTCAGAATAGACCATGATGGACAAGTTGGAATTGGAACGACTAGTCCTTCTAGTTTTAGTAATTTTGCAAATAATTTAGTGGTCAACGAAGCTGGAAACGGAGGAATTACTATTGCCACAGGAACAGGAAATCATGCTAGTTTGCATTTTGCAGATGGAACTTCAGGAGATGCTGCCTATAGAGGTTTTTTTGATTATAACCATGCTGCCGACAGTTTAGGTATAGGTACAGCAGGTGCAGAAAGACTCCGCATAGATAGTGCAGGAAAAGTCCATATTGGAGCAACAAGCGGTACAGGTATTTTAAATGTTGATGGTGGTTCAGGAGAAGGTTCTTTATATGTTGAGGGTACAGCTTCAGGTTCAGCAATTACAGCTAGATTACTAGCTTCAGATGGTGGTGCTGTATTCTTTGGTTCAAGTTCAAATCATGATGTAAGAATACAAACTAATAGTGTTAATAAATTAACTATTAAAGCCAACGGACTTTGTGGAATTGGAACTGATAACCCCAGTCAATTACTTCATTTAAAATCTACAGGTGATGCAGCATTAAGAATTGAAGCAGATAGTGATAATGTTAATGAAGATGACAATGCTTATATTGAATTTAGTCAAGATGGTTCACTTGTTAATGCTTATGTTGGTTATGATACAAACACAAATGTATTTACAATAAATCAGAAATTTGCTGATTCCGTTACTATCAAAACAAATGATACAGAAAGATGGCGTATTGATAGTAGTGGGCGTATGACTAATGCTTTTGATGCACCCTATGGTAGTATTCTTCAAGTTGCAGGTAATAGTATAAGCGGTGGTGTAGTCAATTTTATTGACCCTGATGTTTCTGTTGCTACAAGTAACCACATATTAAGATGCACATTTAGTGTTGATACTGATTCATCAGGAAAATTTATAGCTTTCTATGATGGTGGCGGAAATATTGGTTCAGTATCACAAAATGGTGCAAGTTCTGTACTTTTTAATACAACTTCTGATGAAAGACTTAAAGAAAATATTGTTGATGCTTCTTCTCAATTAGATGTAATTAAAAATGTAAAAGTAAGAGAATTTGATTGGAAAAGTAGTAGTAAACATGATATTGGTATGATTGCACAAGAATTAAAAGATGTAATTCCTAATGTTGTTATAGAAGGTGGAGATGATGTAACCGAAGAACCTTTTGGTGTTGATTACGGAAAACTTACACCTTATTTAATCAAAGCTATACAAGAACAACAAACAGTAATAGAGGATTTAAAATCAAGAATAGAAACATTAGAAGGATAGTGATAGACTTATACTTTTAATTAGGAGAATTAATTATGGCAGAAGCTAACGAAAATATAGTAAACGAAGAACCAAAGGTTTTAACACTTACTGAAAAGGTAGATGACAAAGATGTTGAAAAGAAATACCTAATAGACGATATGTCTGATGAAGGTAAAGTAATTTATAACAAACTTGCAATCATACAAAAACAAAAGAATGACATGGTTACAAATGCACAATTTGAAATAGAAAAAGCAGATGTACTCATTAATTATTTTATGGCAGAACTAAAAGATAATCTTCCTGAACCAATGGAAGATGAGGAAGAAAGTGCTAATGACGGAGATAAAAAACCAAACTGATACAAGCAAACTTGAACTGCACGAACAAATTTGTGCCTTGCGATATGAAAATATAGAAAGGCGAATGGAATCAGGCTCTAAGCGATTTATTCGTATGGAGCAACAGATATGGGGTTTATATGCTCTAATAATAGCAGCACAGATTATTGGAGTGTTTTACAAATAATGGCAGGTTTAACAGTAAATACAGCACCAACACAAGAACCTGTAACTCTACAGGAAGTAAAAGAATACTTACGAGTTGATGATTCTACAGATGAAAGAATCATAAGACCTTTTATAGAAACAGCTAGAAGGTTTTGTGAAGAACATACTGGTAGAGCCTTAATGACACAAACACTTACATTGTTTCTTGATGCTTTTGAGGATATGGAAGACCCATTGTGGGAAGGCATGAGAACTGGTCCATACATAAACTATTATAAAAACTATGTTGTATTACCAAGATCGCCAGTCGCTTCTGTTACTCATGTAAAAACATTTGATGATGCAGATACAGAAACTACATTAGCAGCTACAAAATATTATGTAGATAACGCTAGAGAACCAGCAAGAATAGTATTAAGAACAGGAGAAACATTTCCAACAGCTTTAAGAGTAGCTAATGCAATAGAAGTAAAATATGTTGCAGGTTATACATCTCAATACAATGTACCTGAACCATTAAGATTAGGCATATTACAACACATAGCATATTTATATGAACATAGAGGAGATATGTATGATGCTAAGTTACCTTATCCACCAATGTTAAGGTCTTTATACTCACCTTATGTTGTACATAAAGGATTAGGCTCATCTTCGTTAATGGCGTTGGGATAAAATGGCAAATAGTATCGGCAAGATGCGTTTTAGAGTTAAAGTAGAAACAGCTACTAATACTCGTGATACAGGCGGTGGTCTATCACAATCTTACACACCAGTTACTTTTATTTACGCTAACATTAAGCCACTAAAAGCCGATAGCACCTATAGACAAGGGATAGTGCAAGAAAAGGTCACACACGAGGTTACAATTCGCCACATGGACAATATATCTACCAATCACAGAATTAGTTTTGGTAGTAGGTTGTTTGATATAAAAGGAATTATAAATGTAGATGAAAGATCAAGATTTTTAAAACTTTTATGTGCTGAAGGTGTAGCAATATGAGTGTTGACCTAAAAATAAAAAACTTAGATGCTTTTAACAAAAAACTAAATAAAAAGTTACAAGATAATAAAGTAAAAGCTTATGTTACAAGAGCAACACTTATGGTACAAAACACAGCAAAAGAAAGCATAACTAAAGGTGGTACAGGTACTTTATATCAAAAGTATGAGCCAAGAAGAAGTCATAGAGCATCTGCACCAAATCAACCACCAGCTAGTGATACAGGATTTTTAGTAAGTCAAATATCTATGAAAGTTGATAAAAAAGCAGATGGCAGTGTAATAGGTCAAGTAATATCAGCAGCACCTTATTCTGCACATTTAGAGTTTGGTACAACACAAATGACTGAAAGACCTTTTATGCAACCTGCATTAGAAAAAAATCGCAGAAAAATACACGCTATGTTTAAAAAAGGTGTACTAAAATGAGTATCGGACAGTTTCAATTACAAAGTACTGTGTATTCAGCATTAAATGTAAGTGCTATTACATCAACACTTTCTTGTGGTGTTTATGACGAAGTTATTGAGGGTAATACCTACCCTTTTATCACTTTAGGTGAAGAGACTGCCATAGATTACAGTACTGTAGA